CGTCGCCTACATGCCGAAGGAGTATTGATCATGAGCGGTGAATGCCAATCCTGCGGGGCACAGGGCACGCCGGCTCAGCCACTCCTCCAGTCCTGAGCTGCGCTCCGCACATTACATAGCGGCGTTCCGTGCTGCATCATGCCAATGCCGCGAAACGCCGCATATTTCAACGATTTGTACTTTTACTAAGAGTGTAGTATAGTAGTTGTTGTAAGCGGTTAGGACATCAGTCAGGAGGACATCATGCGCAAGTACGGGCACTACAGTGAATTTCACGACATCATCAATAGGCTGCAGACTAGGCATCCGAACAGGATGACGACCGGAATCGTCAATGGATTCCTGTACATTGGCTGTGACGGCCGTGAGATCTACATCTATGACACGGATCCGATACCTCGCGTTCGCGACATCGAGCTGTGGATGGGGCTGTAGCAGTATTATAGAATCTGCTGGAGCGGTAAGGGCATAGAGGACAGGAGACCTATTATGTACACCATGACCACCACGAGTGAACGTATCGCGGAAGTCATAAGACGGCTCAATGCCTTGACTTGCAGGAGCTACCGAGTGATCGACCAATGTGTGCCGTACAGCACCTATGACGTCTATGCGACTGACTCAGCTGGTCGAACGACCAAGCTGTTCGCGGCGAGCTCCTACTACGCCGCCAAGCGTTATCTCGAGCGCCTGCTTGATGAAGAGGAGCGTTGGGCATGAGCAAGCTCACCAAGACCATGAAGACAATACTGCTGTCGGCAGACACGTCACGCAGCGGCAGCTATCAACCCGGATTCAGGATCGAGAAGCGCGCCATCTGGGCCATGCAGGAGCAGGGGCTGTTCGGCCCGCTGTGCTGGGACGGCACCTACCCGATCACTGAAAAGGGACGTCAGGTAGCCGACGCATTGCGTGAAGAAGAGAAGGAGAAGAAATGAGAAAGATCACCATAACAGACCCACGGCAAGTGAAAGTCGGAGACAAGGCGTACTTCAAGGACTGCGACTTCGGGTTTACCGTGAACTCCTTGGTCGGGGGTGACGAACGAACGCCGTTCATGGTCATCAACCCGTTGAGCGGGCGGACATGCTGGACGATGTCAGAACAATTCGACCATGCGACCAGAGAGGTCAAGGAACCGGAATGGCCCGACCCGCACGACCTCAAGCTCCACGTCTATCTTGGGGCAGATGGCAAGCGGTATATCTACAACCCCGTTAGTGAGGCTGACACGGATCCGTGGAGCTACGAGGGTTATCCCGCGTGGAACGCACGCAAGACTATGGAAACCTATCACTGTGACGCCCTGCCGTTGACCGAGTTGAAGCTCGTACCTGTAAATGATGATGGGAGCAATGATACCGGGATCACGATAGTCTGCAATCTGACAGCCGACCCGGAGAAGCACACTACAAGGAGAAACAATGCTTAACGGTATTCCAAGCCTCATAATCGGCAATCTGGCACGCGACCCCGAATTCCAGACGGTCAACGGAAAACGGATAGCGCGCATCAGTATTGGCGTCACGCCGCGAGTCAAGAATGGAGGAAACTGGCAGGACGCGCCGGACGAGGAGATTCGTATCAGACTCGGGTTCAGCCATGCCGTGCTCGACGCGATGCGCAAAGACCTCGCACGCGAGAAGGGACCCGAATCTTGAACTGGAGTTCATACCTATGGGGAGTAGCGACGCCGTTCATCGCATCCGTCGTGCTGTCCACATTGCTCATATTCGCTGCCTTGGTGCGGTTCTATGTGCTTCCGGACAAGGACTTCACGGCGACCTGCTGCGTCTGCGACGGCGATTGGACGACACATAGCCGTCTGCGCCAGTGGATGCACTTCCATTTCAACCGGGAGCATCGCAGAAAACTCCCCGCATGGCAGAAGGAGCACGGGTACAAGTGACAGAGCTGGAGTGGAAAGCATGAATGACATACGAGAAAAGCTTAGGACAGCAATCGAATCCGTGATCGGACCGGCGCCATACGTTCTCATCTTTGATTCAACGCCTTTGGACGATCTGCTCGACGGAGACCGCATCTCGTTCGATTACGCGGAGCCGGAGAACCAATCATCGTACACGTCGCTCGGCCTCATCGAATCAGCGCGCGTCGCCTACATGCCGAAGGAGTATTGATCATGAGCGGACAATTCTGGCTTGGCTTGTTCCTGCCACTGATTGCCGGGGCGATTCTGTTGGGAATCTACGGATTGTATGTAGCGTTCGGTTGGCTCGCCACGCACAAGAAGTGGATCCTGCGCACCAAGGAACTCAAAGAAGACATCGATGAAACGAACATCGAACCATTGCACGACATGGAGAAGGCAATCATCAACTCACGACGATGGAAGATGCTTCGCATGTTCGGACGAATCATCATCATCGTCCGCGACAGCACAGACGACACGAAGGAGCAGAAGCAATGAGCATCGCAGCAGATGAAGCGGAAAAAGAAATCTACAGGAGTTGCCTTGAAGGATGTGCAGCGACCGCAATATTTGCATTTCAGAATGGCTATGTCGCCGGTCGTACTGCCGAGCCGACCGAAGCGGAGATCGAAGCGGCAGCGCGAGTTTTCTTCGGGAATCTGCATCACCCCAGCGCGTCGCTTGATTGGGATAAGGCAGCCGACCATGTGAAAGATAATTGGAGGATTAAAACTCGATTAGCTCTCGAAGCCGCACGCAAGGCGGTGATGGCATGAACCGGACATGTTCCCTACCTAAGAACTCGCGTTGTGGCGGACAGGTCGCCAGATGCCCCGACTGCGGCCAATGGTGGTACGAGAAATGGCATGGGGCTGCATGTTACGACTGCTGCTACAGCGAGTGGAAGCGTGCCGGATGGTTGAGAATGCACACTCAATTCAGGCATGAGTTGAAACACTTTAAGGCGGTGACGGCATGAGTATCGCGGAAGAAGAGTCCACACGGAAATATTATCTGTTGGAGGGTCCGGAGCATGGCGAGAGATTGCGGGAGAAGCTGTTGGATGTGGCGCTTGAGAACAGACATGTCATCGCCCAGCGCGATGCCTATGTCAAAGGTCGTACTGCCGAACCGACCTACGCGGAGATAGAAGCCGGAGCGGAAGCGTTATGCGAATACTACGAAGACGACGAACTGACCGATGACCGGCGCATAGCCGCGTTGCTCGTTCTATACGCGGCATATGAGGCGGTGTCGGAATGACCATTCGTATCTAAACCAGCTATGATGGAGTATCAGCCATGCTCATACACTGAGCAACACTGAAGAATGGACTCAGATCTTTGGACGATATCATCACAGACCTGGTCTCCATCGCTAGGCGTATTCGTGCGCAGGCCGGAGTCTACGAGCAGCAGGAGGATAGGCGTGCCAGCCTGCTACGGGATGCAGCCGACCAGCTTGATGTGATCATCAGCAGATTGGAGGGGAGGCTCTAATGCTGATTGCGATGACGCTGCTTGTACTCACCATTGCCATTGCCTGGCTTGGTGACAGACATTAGGTAGTGCGAAACGCCGGAAATTCCAACGATTTGGTGTTTTACTAAGAACGTAGTATAGTAATACCTGTAAGCGGTTAGGACACAAACAAAGGACATACGATGAACTTCATCAACCTCTACCACGAAATCAGCATCAAGAGCACCGACTGGGACGTGAACGTCAGCTCAGGAATCAACGAGAACGACACCATCACCATCACAGTCCCAAACTGCCATTACCGGTTTGAGCTCTCTCAGGATACCCAGAACCCTGACATCATCTACGGCGGCATCTACGTCAACGACGACACACACGAGGTCATCGAAAACGACTACTGCTACGATGGCGAGGGCGAGACCGTGGAGACGGTAGCCAAGGTCATCATTAGCGACATTCAGACCGACATGGTGGACTACGATGCTTGATCTACTCTGCTGCATATTCCTGGCAATCGGAATCGAATTAGTAAGAAGCATGAAATGAATCAGCCTGTCTGCTGAATGGCAGCAGCAGCAGCTGATGGACGAGTTCTATGATTATGTAAGATAATACCAGTAGAGCCACACAGTTAAGGAGAACGCAGATGACCAGGATACACGGAAAAAGCTTCATGATAAATCAAGAGTTCATTCACGGGTATCGCTTAGGCCGGTACTCTGACGCCGGCAACGGCGTGCGTAGGACTCGTCGGCCAACTAGGCCGGCAGTGGAGGTAGACCTGCAAGACCCGGATATAGCAGCTATGGTGAGGAGATTCAGAAAACTATGAGGTACATAGGAGAAACCGTCATTCTTGACAACGCACATGGAGAAGAAGAGCACTGGATGATCGTAGAGGCGATTGGTGACAAGAGCCGGCGATCAACGATATACGCTCGGCACGTCAGTGAGAAGTATCAACTGTGCGAGCTGCGGTCGGTGCACACTGATAATGGAAAAACGACCTACAAGCTGACTCATGTCAACTACTGGCCGCTGTTCCAGTGGGTGCAGGAGTTCGGCAGCGAGCATTCTAGGCATGATATCTATGATGTGCTTGGGGTGATCACTGATGCAAGTCAGCTGAAGCCGTTCATAGCCCTGAGCAGAACCAAGGTCTCTATCGCTGAGGTCATTAGGGCGTTTGACAATATGGGGCAGGCGTTTAACAACCTTGGCAATGCATTGTCACGAGTAGTAGAAGGAAGCAAAGATGAGTGAGAATACCAATAATAACACTAATACCAATACCAATACCAATACCAATACGCCTTTCTATGCAGCCGTGGCAGAGAAGCTAGGAATTGATCCGCTTGGCATTCTTGACCTTCCGATAAAGAAGCCGTCATTGTGGGAGCGTGTGGTGGCATGGCTACGATAGACAGATTTGAAGAAGAGCTGCTCCTGTCATTCGTTCGTAATCGGCACGCCATGTTCGTGCGTCGTCAGGCAGGTCTACCGCAGTCTACATGGACTGATGATCCGATACTGAGCAGCGGGCGGTCATTCACCAACGTATTCCGTGTGCTTGATAGAGGTACGCAGCGCCTCGTGCGCATGCTGTGGTCACCTAGCGGCCTTGCTATGGACCCTAGCACCACGCTCATGCTGTGCATGGTGTATCGGCGCACCAATAATACTGATTTCTGGGAGCTCGTACCCGATGAGACAATGGTGCCCAACATGGGCGATCTGGATGAGTGGTTCGGTCGTCTGAGTGCAATAGCCACCGATACGGGAATCAGCATCTTCGATCAGCATCCGTACCTCCTCATCGGTAGCCTCAATCACTACCGAAGGAAGCGAACTACGACAGAGCCTGTCAGCATGCTTGACGCGCTCAGACTTAGCGCCATTGATTGGCTTACCGGTAGTCGTTGGTGGGGTAACATCACTCACGTGAAGCGTGCTGACGGTCACTATGCCTGGCATGTGATGATGGACAACCTATGTACACAGCCGGGGATCAGCGATTTCCTCGCTCAGCAGATCGCCACGGATTTCGGCTATAGCCAGTATGGTGATGCCAGATACGATGATGAGGACGTGGTGCTGGGGCCGGGTAGCCGTCGTGGCATCAAGCGAATTCTTCCAGAGATGTCTCTGAAGGACCCATCCGCTGCTAGAGGTGCGATAATCATGCTGAGAAATGAGGTGCGAAGCGCGCTGCCAGAAGTCAATCTGTCGGCTGCGGACCCGCATATGTCACATACGCCCTCCCTCATGGATGTGCAGAACTGCCTCTGCGAATTTGACAAGTATCGTAGAATCAGTACTGGTGGCGTCTATCGAAGAAAGTGGCATGACCACGGTAGGCGTGCCATAACACTGCCGAATAACTGGTAGTACGTATCATGTAGTATTATAGTTACTGCAATGAAATCACAAGGACAGATAAGGACATTTCAATGAAAACTGATAAAGTCGATAGAATCTACAATAGCTCCGGCGTAGAGCTCGACAAGCTTCAGAAGAGTCTTGATAGTACTGTAATGCTTGCCATAGTGCAGGCAGGCGCATACGCATCAGACTATGATAGAATCGTTGTGATTCAGTCTCTGCTGTCTGACAGTGCAGGCAATCAGTATGCGCTTACCCTGTCAGGGCTGGCAATTCCGATTGATCTGCTGGAGGCTGTTCAGAGTCCAGAGGCAATCATGTCTGATCTCAAGTGGGCGGTGACAGAGAAATGATGAATGAGAAAGTGATTGACACCTCGACCGGTATTGCGTACAATCTTGAGAGCGAGCCGATCGTGTCAGTGGATAGTCGAGACTACTTCACCCCCCCTGACGCCGACCGATGGACGGTGATTGAGATCTACAAGGCTCCCAAGGGCAGCGGAGGATGGGCGTTGGTACAGCTTGGCGTGAGCGCCATTCCCGGTGAGGAGACCTACGCTCGAGTCACGCTGTGCCCCAATGTAGACGCCATCGCCACAGCGCTGCTTAGGCATAGCGGCGGGCGTACCTACTACACCGTTGTCGGTAAGGCAGCACTGATCCTAGCGCAGAAGCAGCTCGGTAGAGCAGAGGTGACATTATGAGTGACAGCGTTAATCATCCTAGCCACTATCAGTCTGGCAGTGGAGTAGAGTGCAGTGAGGTACGTGCTCCACTCCCAACATTTCTCAGCGATGCAGTCAAATATGTATGGCGAGCGCCATACAAGGGCAATCATCTTCAGGATCTTGAGAAGGCGCTATGGTGCATCAATGAGTACATCCATGAGTGTGAGGTCGCGTTAGGTCCCTACAAGGATAATACAGCCCAGATGCATGCAGTGGTGGAGCTAGGCTGTGATTTCTGCCGTCTCACCCCCTATGGGGATAGGCTGAGTAGTGCCGATGAGGTCTGGGAGAAGAAGGTGGATACGGTGGCTGACTACCTAGAGACAAAGAATGATAGTAGAGCCAGCGTCTTCCACGATCTTCGGGAGCTGGATGTGCGCGGCATGAAGATGCACATCGAGTCTCTTCTTAGTGAACTGAAGTAGTAGAGTAGTAAAAGTAGTATAGACATAGAGTAGTGAAAGGACATGTGATGAGGATCATAGGACTATCAGTAGACAACGTCAAGCGTATCAAGGCCGTCAGCATTGAGGACCCGAAATCGGATGTGCAGGTGATCGGCGGGCGCAACCGGCAAGGAAAGAGCAGCCTGCTTGATGCCATCTGGCTCACATTGGGCGGAGGCACAGCTGCCAAGGCCGTGGATGAGCCGATTCGTTCAGGAGAGAAGAAGGCCAGCGTTGTCATCACCGTTGGTAACAATGGAGAGGCGCAGTTTACGGTAGAACGTCGCTGGACCGCCAAGAGCACCAGCCTCAAGGTCACGGCGGCGGACGGTCAGCGGTACGACAGCCCGCAGGCGCTACTGAATGAGCTGGTGGGACAGCTGACGTTCGACCCGGTTCGATTCGTTGAGTCTGACGCCAAGACGCAGCGTCAGGCTCTGTTGGACACGCTTGGTCTCACGGCCAAGGTGGTACGACTGAATGAGCAGCGAGCCGAGGTGTTTCAGGAGCGAACGGCGGTGAATCGCGCCGTCAAGGAGCTGGGGGCTGAGGTCAAGGGCTACAAAGACCTGCCGGCCAGCCTGCCTAATGACACCGGCGAGACCACTGAGCAGCTGCTCGACAGCCTCCGTAGGCAGCAGCAGGCACAGCAGACGTATGATCGCGTGCAGGAGCAGGCCGTACAGCTGGATCACAAGATTGAGCAGATGGAACGCGCTCTGTCAGAGGCGAAACAGGCAATTCAGTCTCACAGGAATTGGCTCTTCGCCAATGAGCGCCCTGACACCACTGAGCTGGAGCAGCGAATCTCTCAGGCCAGTGAACTGGCCGGACTACGAGCCAAGGTGCAGGCTCGTGACGCGGCGACCAAACGCTACGCTGACCGCAAGGCGCGAGCACAGGCGCTCACTGAGCAGATTGAGGCGTTTGACGCACAGAAGCTGAAGCTGCTTACGAATATCAAGCTGCCTGTTTCCGGCCTTCAGGTGACGGACGACGGCGTGCTATACAATGGCGTCCCCCTGAGTCAGGCGAGCGGCGCTGAGCGCATCACCGTAGGCATGGCAGTGGCACTCGCTAGCAAGCCGCGCCTCCGAGTGGTACTCATTAGGGACGGCTCACTGCTTGATGATGAGAGCATGGAGCTGCTGCGCAAGTTTGCCGACGACAATGACGTGCAGGTGTGGATTGAGCGCGTGGGTAGTAATGACGCTGACGCTCTCATCATTGAGGACGGAGAGGTGCAGAATGCTTGAGTCACTGATTGACTTGGCCAACGAGCTGCGTGACAATCTGCGACAGGCTGAACAGCTCACACCTGAACAGCACGGCCTTCTGGAGGCTGACCTGAAGACGCTGATCACGGACATGGAGGCCTGCCTGAAATGAGATTCATTGTCCCAACCTATCAGAGGCCCACTACCATAACCACTCCTCAGCTTCTTCATGAGACATATGGGGTCCCGACTAGTCTGATTACAGTTCTCATTCAGGGAGGGAGTCAGGCTGTGGATGCCTACACTAGCGCTGGTAATATTCCTGCTGGATGCCGACTAGTCAATACAGGTGCACACAATGCAGCGAGCAATCGTAATGCTGGCGTTCGCCTATATGATGGGGAACCTGTAGTATGCATGGATGATGATATCACAGGACTCTCATCCAGACAGCCAAGTATTGAGCAGACAGATGATCCTGATCCGCACATGGGTAGAGGAGTGAGGCATAGAAGACTTACACAAGATGGCTTCTTCACTCTAGTACAGACATGGTCCAGATTGCTGACAGACACAGACGTGCAGTTGGTCACTGCTAACACAGTCAATAATAGTGGTTTTATTGCTAGATCCAATTCAGAGCAGCGATTCGTCACTAACGTTCTGCTGGTCAGCCAAGTGATGTGTTTCAGGTGTGGATCGTTTCTTTTCGATGAATCATTTGACATGGATGAGGATATTGAGCTTGGTCTTAGATTGATGAGTGATGGAGTCACTATAGCTCGTGACAGATCTCTGGCTGTCTACTCCAGGAATCGTACTAGAGACAATCCAATTGTCCCTGGGGGTATAACTGACTTCATTGATCAGCGTGACACGATCATTGATACTATAGTCACCCGGTATCAACATCTGGTCAAGCCACCGCGCAAGGGCAGCACAATGCCAACGCTGAAGAAACGCCAGGAAGTTTTACATTTTGATTATACTGGTAGTATAGTAATAGAAGATGACTGGTTTCAGCCATCACCAAAAGACCTGAAAGGACACACAGGACAATGAAGATCTATCTTAGTGGCAGCATCACCGGACTAGGTACCGATGTGGCCAAACGTGTATTCAATGAAGAGAAGGCACGGCTCGAGAATGCAGGATATGAGGTGATCTCGCCACTGGACTATCCTCCGGCAGTTGACATAAGCTGGGTTAGCTGCATACAGAGGGACATCGGTCTAGTAGCCTCGGCTGACGGATTGGCTTTGATTGACGACAGCCCCAATACGCAGTTCTCTCATGGAGTGGCGATTGAAAAACATGTGGCGCAGTACCTGCAATTGCCGGTGATGAGCGTCAGCAGCTGGGTCGAAAACCACATTGAGGGCACAACGGTGAGCACTGTTGATCCGGCAGACTGGCACGGTGCCGAAGCGACAAGTGCACAGGCGAGGAGGCTATAATGACAGACATGCAGGGGCGCTGTACGCCAAGCAACATCCGGGACTGGTTCATCAATCACCGCAATGATCCGTCAGCGCGCAATGATGGCACCATCGAGCTTCTTGGTGCTAGCTTCGTTGCCACTGAACCAGCTATCTTCGGTCAGCCGAATGAGTATATCCAGCGTGAGCTCCAGTGGTACGAAGGCATGTCACTCAAGGTGGATGACATCCCTGGTGAGACTCCCGCCATCTGGAAGTCCATCGCCGCCGAGGACGGCACCGTGAATAGCAACTACGGCTATCTCTTCTGGAGTCCTGAGAATCACTATCAGGCTCGCCGTGTGGTTGACATGCTAGTGCGCTACCCTGAGACGCGAGAGGCCGTGGCAATATACACTCGTCCTACCATGCATGAGGATGCATTCGCAAATGGACGTCGTGACTTCGTCTGTACCAATGCCGTGCACTATGAGCTTCGCAACGGGCGACTGAATCTGGTAGTGCAGATGCGCAGCAACGACGTGGTCTTCGGCTATAAGAATGATTGGGCATGGCAGCGGCATACCCAACTGTGGGTGCTTGATCAGCTGAATCATATCGTTCCCGATAGGCAGTACATGGCTGGCACCATCTACTGGCAGGTGGCTAGCCTGCACATCTACCGCAGGCACTGGCACTACCTAGGCAGTGATGTGAAGGAGACGATCTGATGACTGCAACACCTTGGAAACTCGCGCAATTAGCAGCAAGGCAATCACTCTGTGATCGCAAACAGGTCGGAGCAGTGCTGGTGTCTACCAACGGTACTCCGGTAGCTAGTGCCTGCAATGATATCCCTGAGCACCCGACTGAGCACTGCATGCAGTTTTGCGCTAGGGCACAGGGCATCAGTCGCAAAGACGACTACTCTGACTGCCCAGCCATACACGCAGAGTACAACCTGATACGTGAGTTTGAGTCGATGGTGGATCACGGAATCGTTATCGGTGAGTGGGCGAATGGTGGTCTCACGGCCTATGTGACCAGCCCTCCGTGCGAAGCATGCGCAGAGCTGCTCAGCAGCAAGGACTACATCTCAAAAGTAATCTGGAGGCGCGGGCGCAAAGACGCTCACGTGCCGGACCCGTCACCGGTGTTCACACGGCACGGCAAGAAATGTGAGGAGATAAAGCGATGATCAAGAAGAGCGGTAGGATCATTGAGGAATTTGAGCGCATCTGGTCAGCAATGCGTCAGGCGGTACCAGACCTCCCCGATGCCGTCTTCACGATGGCCGGTGGTACTGACGCGCGACGGCACTACATCAAATATGGGCATTTCGTGCCGAAGCAGTGGCACGTAGACCCTGACGGCGATGAGTGGTGTGAGATATTCGTCGGTGGTGAGGGCCTCAGGCGTGGTGGTGCCGCTGTGCTCGCTACGCTCATGCATGAGGCGACGCACGCGCTGGCGCATGTTCGCGGCATCAAGGACACGAGTGATCATAATCAGTATCATAATAGGCAGTTCCGTGACCTGGCTGAATCTACATGGCCGCTGCACATTGAGACCAAGCATGACCGCATAGGGTGGAGCTACACCACGCTGCGTGAGGACGATTCACAGGAGTGGAAGGACTATATTGGTGAACTTGATGCTCTCATCGGTGAGGAGCATATGTACAGGATTGGGCCTGAGGAGTCTACTGGCACGCCTGTTGCACATCGCAAGCGCACTATCTATGCCTGCAAGTGTGGGCGTCAGGTGTACCTCACGAAGGACATGATCGCTCATGGAGGAATTCTTTGCGGCACCTGTAGGCAGCCGTTTGTGGAGGTGACTACTGATGGTGAATCGCGGTGAGGCAGGATATCTAAGGGAATTCGGAGTTCAGACGCATTTCGTCCGCACACTTGACGACGTCAATGACTTCAAGCGCTGGCTTGGTCAGCAGCGTGCTGGTGACGTACTCGGGTGCGATACTGAGTGTGAGGGCCTACAGCCTGAGAAGAGCAGGGTGCGTCTGGTTCAATTCGGTGATCTGCATGACGGATGGGCATTGCCGTGGGACGACTGGCGCGGCGTTATTCGTGAGGTCTTTGCCACCTATAATGATACTGACTACGTATTCCACAACAGCAAGTACGACGCCAGAGAGATTCAGCAGTGGTCAGACATCAGGGTTCCGTGGGCACGTATGCATGACACCATGACTATGGCGCACCTCGTTGACCCGCAGCGGCCCAAGGGCCTGAAGCCATTGGCGGCACGTCTGGTAGACCCTGAGGCAGTGGCGAGTCAGCGAATCATGCACGACGCCATGAACAACAATCACTGGGACTGGAAGACTATTCCAATCGACTTCCAGTGGTACTGGGTCTATGCCGCACTCGATCCAGTGCTAACCTGCCACATCTATCAGGACCTCGCACCAGCCGTCTTCAGCAGATACAGCAAGCCGTATGAGATTGAGCGCGGGGCTACGCGCTGTCTGGCAGAGATGGAGGCTACTGGTATGCGAGTCGACCTTGACTACAGCCGGCAGCAGTACGACAAACTCACCGGCTTCGCTCAGCAGGGCCGTCAGTGGCTCAAGGACAATTGCGGCATTGACGGCATGTCCTCTCAGCAGATGATCAAATATTTCCAAGCGCAGGGCGTAGCCATACCAGACAAGCAGACAGCAAGTGGCGCTCAGGCCATGGACAAGGAGGTGCTGGAGGGACTGCATCACCCGGTTGCTGATCTGATTCTCAAGATCAAGCGAGCCGAGAAGCTGGCTGAACCGTATTTCGCCAACTTCCTGCGGGATGCTGACAACAACAGCCGAGTGCATCCTAATGTGTGGTCTATGGGGGCACGCACTGGCCGTATGTCCATCACTGACCCGGCACTGCAGACTCTGCCTAAGCGAGATACTCTGGTTCGGTCAGCATTCATTCCTGACGAGGGCAACGCACTAGTCAGCGTGGACTATCATCAGGTCGAGGCTAGACTGATGGCGCACTTCAGCGGAGACAAGGGATTGCAGGGAGCATTCAGCGAGGGCGACTTCTTCTGTAACTTGGCGACTGGTGCCTATGGTCATAAGGTAGAGAAGCACGACATGGAGCGCAAGCTCATCAAGACTTTTATGTATGGCACCATGTACGGTGCAGGGGTGGCCAAGCTGTCCAAGTCGGCGCAGATTCCTGAGGCGCAGATGCAGGAGGTCAGTGACAAGATGGCAGCGCAGTACCCTGGCATCCGGGCGTTCCAGAAGAAGATCGAAGCGGTGGGCATGGCGCGGCTCAATGCCGAGGGCGAGGCATATGTGCTCACGCCGACCGGCAGGCGACTGGTCGCTGACCCTGACAAGGTGTATACGCTCACCAATTATCTGATTCAGGGACATGCGGCCGAGCTCCTCAAGACGGCTATGGTGCGCGTGAAGACCATGTGTGACCAGCAGTATGGACCCGGTGTGGTGAAGATGCTGGTTCCCATCCATGATGAGGTCGTGTCTGAGTGCCCTAAGGCCATAGCGCCTGAGGTTACCAAGACCATTGAGGATGCTATGGCCTACCACCAATACACGCCCAATTTACTGGCTGAGGGCGAGTGGAACGCCGACAACTGGGGAGCACTGACTGAGGAATGACCGTGCGGCGCAGTGACGACTATCCGGTGCTGATAACGATTGACCCAGGCAAGGCGACCGGCATGACCATAAGCTACCTGCCTGATGAGCACCCGACCACGCTGTCAGGAGTCAGCGCTACCGAGGTGTTCTCTTTTGAGGACATGTCGGCTGTGCTGTGGCGACTTGGCACCATGTATCGCAAAACCGGCAGCATGATCGTGATTGAGAATTATATCATCAGTGGCGGCACCGCTGCCAAGACTCAGGCTCCATGGTCGCTTGAGCTGATAGGAGCCGCGCAGATGACGTCGGTCATATGGCATATGGGGTTCTGCCTGCAGACACCGGCGCTGGCTAAGAGCACCGCCAGTGACAAGCTGCTGAAGAAAATGGCGCGGCATGCTCCTGGCTGGTGGACTCCCACTGATGGCGGTCATGCAAATGATGCGCTGCGTCATGCAGCTACATGGCTGCTGCGCAATAATAGAGTACCGATGGACGTGATGAGAGAGCTGGTGGACAATGATTGAAGTAGGCTACATCACCAAGACTGATCGGATCACGCTGAAGAGCAGCGTCGGATCACTCGATGACGATCGTATTCGAGCACTTCAGGGCACTCGCTATAATATGCTGTACGGCTGGACGGCACCACTGACGTGGTCCGTATGGTGCGGAGTGCAAGGCGAGTATGGCACTGAGATAGCGCTGTCACCTGAGGCGACTGAGGCAGTTGCTCGAATGTACGCCGACAGCGTACAGCCGCTCATTACGCTTCATGCGCAGCTTGACTACGCTGTGCCCAAGGGCGTGCCCACCTACCCGTATCAGGAGGCTGGCGCGCACTATCTGGCACTAGGGAAACGCATCATGCTCAATGATGAGGCCGGTAGCGGTAAGACCTTGCAGACTATTCGCGCATTGCAGCTTATCGTGCAGGGTGGCGGCAATCCATTCCCGGCTGTGGTGGTCGCTCCGTCAAACATGGTAATGACATGGAGAGAAGAGATAGAGAAGTGGTGGCCGGGACTAGCGGTGCAATGTGTGATTGGCAAGGGTGCATCCCGTACCAAGGCGCTCCATACGCCAGCGCACGTATACGTCATCAACTACGAGAATCTTCACCGGCACAGCTCACTCGCTGGGTACGGCAGCATGAAGCTGACTGACAGTGAGAAGCAGCCGAAGGAGCTGAACAGAATCAAGCCGAGGACGGTGATCGTTGATGAGGCGCACCGCATCAAGGATCCGAAGTCCAAGCAGTGCCGTGCGGTATGGTCATTGGGTAGCAGTGCCGAGTATCGTTATGCACTAACCGCTACGCCCATTGCCAAGTCACCGGCTGACATGTGGTCAACATTCCACTTTCTGGAGCCGGAGGTGTGGACTAGTCGCAACGACTACATCAGCCGCTATTGTGCCACGAGCTTCGGGTATGGTGGACACATACAGATCACCGGCATGAATGCCCAGCATCAGAAGGAGTTCTGGGCGATCATGGCGGCGACCAGTAGGCGCATGCTGAAGAAGATCATTCTTCCACAGCTACCGCCCAAGATCATGCAGGTGCGTCAGGTTGAGATGAGCGCCCGACAGGCTACCGCCTACAATCAGCTGCGCAAGGGGATGCTCGCCCTAGTAGGTGAGCACGGTGACAATCTACTGGCTGCTCGTGACGCGCTCTCGCATATGATGCGTATGTGGCAGCTTGCCAGTAGCAACATCGCTGTAGACGATGATGGCCGCGTGACCATGATAGACCCCAGCAGCAAGCTCGACGCCATGATGGACATCATAGATGAGATGGCCGGTGATCCATTGGTGGTGTTCGCCGAGAGCCGACAGCTCATTGAGCGTGCAGCCGCGCGGCTCACCAAGGCCAAGATCCCCTATATGATGATAATCGGTGGTCTTACTGCTGACCAGCGTCAAGACGTCATCACTAGATTCAGAGACGGCAAGACGCCAGTGCTGCTCTGTACGATCAAGGCAGCTAAGGAGGGCAATACGTTTACCGCTGCCGGCACTGCGCTGTTCTTGCAGAGGAGCTGGAGCTCAATTGACAACTCCCAGGCTGAGGATCGCGTGCATCGTATTGGCGCTGAAATACATGATGAAGTTGACATCATTGACCTCGTAGCGCCAAATACGATAGAAACGCGGCAGCGCGCCGTGCTGAAAAAGGGGTATAGTAGTCTCACAGAGGTCATGAGGGATACTGACCAGCTACAGAGACTCATAGGACAAGAGGACTGAAATGACATTATCAAGTGATGGCAAGCTGCACATCAGCAACAGCGAGATCAAGACGTATCACCGCTGTAGACGCAAGTGGCTGCTGCACTACTATCTATGGTGGAACAAACAGCAGGCAGAGGACTTCAGCACTCCGCTCACCCTTGGTAGCGCAGTACACGAATCACTGGAGAGATACTATCTTGACGGCCTTGACCCTGTAGCGTATCTGCGCGGTGTCTATGAGGATCGGCTTGATGAGGCAGACAGATTTGGCTACTTTGAGAGCGTGATTCAGGCAGTGAAGAAGGAGCGCGATCTTGCCCTGGCGATGGTGGAGGGACTGCTTGAGTGGCAGGCTGAGACTGGCGTGGACAACGGAATGACCCTGATTGGTGTGGAGAAGACGCTTGAGGCTCCATTGCCAAATGGCACGATTCTACGCGGCAAGCTCGACCAGCAGTGGCGACTTGATGATGGCCGCGTGATATTCAGAGACTGGAAGACATGCAAGGACTTCTCCGGTCTGGAGGATGGTTTCCTGCTCAATGAGCAGATCAAGATGTATCAGCTACTGGAGCGTCTCACTGATCCAGAACAGACTACGGATGGCGCGCAGTTTGTAATGATGCGCAAGGTGAAGCGGACCGGTAATGCCAAGCCACCGTTCTACAAGGCCGTCAAGGTGCGGCCGAACACAGCTGAGGTGGACAGCATGTTCCGGCGAACGGTGCGCAGCACCACTGAAATACGAGACCTGACCAAGGCGCTTGATGTCAATCATGGCATTGAGGCGCTGCAATACGCTTGTCCGCCGACTCCTACGAGGGATTGCAGATGGGATTGCCCATTCTACGACGTGTGCCCCCTGATGGACGATGGTAGCAATTGGCAAGGGCTTCTGCATGAGCGATATGAGAAGATCAACCCAGACGAAAGGTACAATGACAATGAAGATTCTGACACCAAGTGAGCACAGAGCATTGAGTATACTCGTGCATGCTGACACCAAGGTCGGCAAGTCAACGTTCGCCAACACGGCACCAGCACCACGGCTGCTGCTTGATGCGGAGGCAGCGGCGCGATTCCTCCCCGGCCGCAAGGTGCTGTGGGATCCCATGACGGAGGAGCCACCAAAGTGGAACAATGACTGGGACACATGCGTAGTGAACGTTCGTGACTATTCCATTCTGCTCAAGGCATACGAGTGGCTCAACTCTGGACAGCATCCGTTCACCTCAGTCATCATTGACTCAATTAGTGAGGTGCAGACGCAGGTCAAGGAGCAGCTGGAGGGTGAGGGCCGCATGTCTCAACAGCTGTGGGGAGACCTGCTCAATAGCATGGAGCGACTGATTCGCGGCTTCCGAGACCTGACTGAGCACCCAGTCAAGCCGCTTCAGGCCGTAGTGCTCACCGCTATGACGCAGATGCGTGACGGCAAGTATCGGCCCTATGTGCAGGGACAGCTACAAGTCAAGATGCCGTACTTCCTAGATGTTATCGGCTACCTGTATGTTGAGGAGGTGCCGGTTGATGTTGAGGACCCGACGAAGGGCACTAAGAAGATGAGGCGTATGCTAGTGGTGCCGCATGTGCAGTTTGAGGCAGGTGAGCGAGTGCAGGGGCGGCTGGGAGACATAATCACCAACCCTAACGTCTCCACCATGCTAGATACAGTTTTCGGGCCGGCGACCGCTGACTCGGCAAAGAATAACAGCAGTAATGACCGAAAGGATATGAAATGACAGCAGCAATCAATTGGGGCGACCTAATGGCAAGCAGCGGGGCAGATTTTGAGATTCTCCCCGTTGGGCAGTACGCAGCTCAGGTGACTAAGTCTGAGGCAAAGCAGAGCAAGAATGGCAAGCTCATGTTTGCAGTCACATTCAAGATCATCAGTGGGCCAAAGACCAACCGAACCATCACCAACAACGTCGTTCTCAGCCCTGAGAATCCTCGAGCTGTTCAGGCGTTCTTCATCAATCTGCGAGCGCTTGGCGTGGATGAGGCGTTCCTCAAGCAGACACCGGCTCCAGCACCTGAGACCGTGGCAGCTAAGATGGTCGGTGCCAAGGCTCAGATCTCCGTCACG